AGCTGGGCGACCTGCGCTACGAGGACGTGCTGGCCGTCAGCTGCCTCAACGGAAAGTCACCTATCGAGCTGCACCAGGAGAATATCGGCATCGCCAAGGCGGCCGAGAACTACGGCGCCGACTTCTTCGGATCCGATGGCTCCATGCTCGGCATCCTGTCTACCGACAACCCCATCAAGAACGAACAGATGGATGCGGTGCGGCGGTCGTGGCAGACCGGCGGCATCGGCGTCAAGGTGCTGCCGTTTGGATTCAAGTACCAGCAAATCTCACTGCCTCCCGAGCAGGCGCAGTTCCTACAGACCCGGCGCTACAGCGACGAGACCATTTGCACGATCATGGGCGTCCCGCCGTATATCGTAGGAGTTGCCACGCAGACGACCTTCAGCAATACCGAAGAGCAGGGCCGCAACTTCGCACGACATACCGTCGTGCCGTGGGCCACGCGCATCGAGCAGGAGGTCAACCTCAAGCTCATCCCCGAGTTTGAGCGGGAGGACTACTTTGCCAAGTTCAACATGCAAGACCTGCTGCGCGGCGACACGAAAGCGCGCAGCGACTACTACCACCAAATGCTGACCGACGGCGTGTTCACCATCAACGAGGTGCGCACGATGGAGGACTACAACACCATCGGCGCCAAGGGCGACATCCACCTCGTGCAGGTGAACCAGCTCGACTTGAGCAGCATGTCGGACTACAGCACGAAAATCAGCAGCGATGCCGTATAACGACTACCCACAGGCAGTGACGGACAACGCACGGCGCGGCATCGAACTCAACGACGCCGTGAACGGACGCTGCGCCACGCCGGTGGGGAAAGAGACGGCCCGCATACTTTCCAACCGCGAGACCATCAGCCACGAGCGGACGGTCCGCATGTACAGCTTCCTGTCCCGCGCCAGGACATACTACAACCCGGACGACACCGAAGCCTGCGGCACCATCAGCTACCTGCTGTGGGGTGGCGACGCGGGCCTGACGTGGGCGACCAAAAAAGTCGAAGAGATGCAAGAGAACAACAACGACCGCGAGCAAGAGCTGCGGAACATCTACGGCCCCAACGTCGAGGTGCGTACCATGGAGGTGCGGGCTTCGGAGGATATGATCATCAGCGGCTACGCGTCCGTCTTCGGAGACAGCTACGACCTGGGCTACTTCCAGGAGCGCGTAGCTCCCGGCGCCTTCAACGGGCGCACCGAGGACGACGTCCGGCTGCTCATCAACCACGCTGGCGTCCCGTTGGCACGCACCACCAACGGCACCCTCGAGCTGACCATCGACGAGCGCGGCCTCCACTACCGTGCTATGCTCGCCGACACCAGCGAAGGGCGCGACCTCTACAAGCTCATCAAGCGGGGCGACATCACACAGTCGAGCTTCGCCTTCACTATCGATGAAGACGAGTGGAGCAAAGACCGCAGCATGCGGACCATCACCCGCGTTGGCCAGCTGTACGACGTCAGCCCGGTAACGTACCCCGCCTCACCCACCACCACCGTCGCAGCACGTATGGCGGCGCGCGGCATCAACTTCCTGCCGACGGAGGTGGAGGAGCGCGACGAGAAGACCGACGACCTGCTCGACGACATCCTCGAATCGCTCGACGACATCAAGGCGATGATTGACGACTACACCGAGGAGGTCTCCGAAGACATGCCCAACGACATGCCGGACGACATGCCGGAGGAAAACCAAAGCCGGAAAACCAATATCTCGGCAAATACTACCTTTGACCAGAAACCCTTTACCCTTCCATACATGAACCTCAACGACATGAAGGCGCTGCGCGCCTCCAAGCTGAACCAGCTGAAGAGCTTGACCGAATCGGCCGAGCTGATGCAGCGGTCTTTCAACGAAACCGAAGAGACGGCCGTAGACAACCTGCACAATGAAATCGAGGCGCTCGACGCGAAAATTGAGCGCGCCGAGAAGACCGAGGCGCAGGTATTGCGTGCTGCCTTCTCTGCTGCAACCCCGCAGCCGGAGGTGCTCGAGCAGGAGAAAATCCAGCAGCGTTACTCCATCAGCAAGCTCGTCCGCGAATCGATGACCGGCCGCTTGACCGGCCTCGAGGCGGAGATGAGCCAGCAGGCAGCATCCGACCTCAAGAACGCAGGCGTAGGCGTCCGCGGCTTGGCGCAAATCCCGGGCTTCATCCTCCGGAACACGTCGACCATCGGCGGCACGAACGTCCCCGGCCAGTCCAACACGAACGTCCTCGAGGCGCTTGTCCCGACCCCTATCCTCGAGCAGGCAGGCGCCAACGTCCTGCGCGGCCTCGCTGGAAACATCAACCTGCCCTCCCTCAACGACGGCACGGACATCATCAACGAAACGGCCTCGGCAACGGGTGCAGCAGCTATCGCAGCACGCCAGCTGGCTCCGCAGCGTGTGGCTTCGCGTATCGACATCACCAACGAGTTGCTGGCAGCTATGAACCAAAGTATCGATGCTACGGTTCAGCGCCAGTTCGCACGGGCTTCTGCCGCGCAAATTGACGAGATGTTCCTCACGAAGGTCATCTCCGCTGCGGCTTCTACGTTCGTGAAGCGTAACGAAACGGCAGCCGCTACGGTGGCAGGCTTGACCTCGCAGGTGGCATCGGGCCTCATCGGAGCCCTCGGCAACGCGAACGCCTTGACGAACACGACGGCGTTCATCACTTCGCACGGCCTGCTCGCTACGGCACGCTACACCCCGACGGTTACCGGCGGCGCTATTCCGATTATGCAGGACAACGCCATCTTCGGGTATCAGGCATACGGCACGTCGCTCGCAGCTGCTGGCCTCATCACGGACGCGTCCTACGATGTCTACTCCGAGGTATATGCCAACACCACGGCATCGACGGCTCTCAATAATGAGGCCGACCTCGTTCCGATCGTTATCGCGAACATGGAGAACTGCTACGTGGCATACTGGGGCGGCGGAGCAGCCGACCTCGTTATCGACCCGTACACCTTGGCTGCGACGGGCATCACCCGCCTCATCCTCAACATGTACGCCGACGCCGACTTCGCACACACGGGCGACGTCCGGTTCACGGTGGGCGCGTAATCCTTGCAGAGCTGACACCATAGAGAAGGCCCGGGGCACTCCCCCGGGCTTTCTTACTTTTGACCTATGACTATGCGATACAGCCGCGCGGCGGAGCCTACCGACACGAACTTCATCAGCCTCACCAACCTCAAGAATTACTTGAGGATTGACGGCAACGACGACGACACGACGCTCGGCTTCCTGCTCACCTCGGCGCGCCAGGCGTGCGAGGAATACACGGGCCGCCTGTTCGGCTCGGGCACGGTGACCTTCTACATGGACTCGTTTGAGGACAACCAGTTTCCGGCCGGGCCGGTGACGGCTATCTCGTCGGTGGAGTTCTACGACGTGGACAACGTCCTGCAGACACTGTCGACCGCACGCTGGTATGCCGACCTCGTGGGATCGCCCCAGCGCATCGCCTTCTACACGCCTCCGGCCGTATTCCTTGAGCGATACAACCAAGTCATCATCAACACGACGGCAGGGCACAGCACGGTGCCCGGACCTATCCTGCAGGCTATGCGCCTGCTGTGCGGCCACTACTACGAGAACCGGCAGCAGGTTGTGACCGGTACCATTGCCACCGAGTTACCCATGGGCGTGCAGGCACTGCTGTCCACCTATCGCGTCTACGCATGAGAATCGGTAAGATGGACCGGCGCATCGTCATCGAGCAGCCGACGGTGACCAAAGACGACTGGAACTACGACGTGGTGACGTGGACGACGCTGGCGACGGTGTGGGCAGACAAGCTCGACCGTGGCTCTGGCGAGGTGGTGGAGGTGGACCGGCAGACGGCCCTCACCCGTACGCAGTGGACGATGCGCTACCGTTCGACGGTAAACTCCACCATGCGCATCCTTTACAACAGCCAGTACTACTACATCGTGGGCGTGGAGGAGATCGGCCGCCGCGAAGGTCTGCGCGTCTTTACCGAGCTTCGGAACTGATGGCGGGCTTCAACGTGCGCGTCGATGCGAGCAGCATCAAAGCCATCGAGCAGGCGCTCAAGGAGCTGCCGCTGGAGCTGAAGAGCGGCGCCGTAGCTACGGCCCAAGTGAACGCGGCTTCCGTCCTGCGCAACGAGGCCAAGCGACTCGGCAAGCAGCTCGGCGGTTCCGGCTCGTGGTCAAAGTCGCAGCACGTCGTGCGCGGTAACGTCAAGCGATACTCTCCCTACGTGGTGCTCAAGACGGCCAACAAGCGTTTCAGCGTGAGGCCCGTCAGCACGTTCATGGATGCGCCATCGCCCACCACCTTTGCACCCGTCAAATACAATCACCTCATCCAAAAGGGCAGCGCGCCACAGGTGAGGACCGGCGGCTTGGGCCGTGCGGTAGGGGCCAAGCCACGGCCGAAGAAGTACGGCGAAAGAGACGGCCGCCGCATGACCGGCAAGGGGGGCTTCATGGTGCGAAACGAGCGCAGCGGCTACATCCACCGCATTCAGAAGATTAAGCACCCAGGCTTTGCCGGGCACGACATCTACCAGGAGGTGCTCGACAGCAAGGGCGACGTGGCGGTGGAGCGTTTCAACCGGGACGCCGTCAAAATCATAGACCGCTACAAGCGCAAAAAAGGCTTCGCATGATTAACCTCGTCA